AGTCAATAACATTCTCAGGTGTGTAGATATTGATATAAGGTCTAATCTCTTGTTGCAGTTCTTCTGCTCTTGTTCTGGCATTGGAGTTTGGCTTGTCCAAAACTAACCAACAATGTCCGTAGATAGAAGCATAGCTTTGTAACCCTTGTAGTAATGCTTCATATGATCTACCTTCTAAATCTGCATCATCAAGAAACATAGGAACAGTTTTATCCTGTTCTAAGCTACCAAGTTCTCTTACTGGTTTTACTCTAAATAAAAATGATGAGTAGATGTGAACAATGTTACGACAATGGTTGTCTAGGGGAGTAAACTGTAGTCGTTTATAGAGTTCTGATTCTAGTTCTAGGTTGTACTCCTGTAAGTATCTTCCTTCTTTGTATTCTTCACCACCTAAATAAGAACGGATAAAGTATTGCCATCTTTGTGAAAATTGTGAGTAATGATCGTGTTGTTTTAAAATTTCTTGTCTTGAATATGCCATTAGCTAAATCTCTTTGGTTGTGAAGGTGGTAAGTTTGAAGTAATAGGGAATAAATATTCTATTCCGTAGCCTAGTGCATCACTCATATGGTCGTACCCACTTTTCTCAGGTTGATTAGTTCCTTCTTTGTACATTTGTTTCGTTAAACTATTTATAAGGTTTTTGCAAGAAGGATTAATAAATATATTTCTAGTGCCATCAAAATTCTTCAATCTTGAGTTCACCGAATTAATTCTATCCCTTACTAGAGCATGAGTATTACGACATTTAACATTCAATCCAGCATTGGTCAAGATAGTTAAATCAGTCCGTCCACCCGCAGAAGTTTTGCGTTGTCTTGAAGCTGGGTCAGGATAAACAATGATTTTATTCTTTGGGTATCTGCTAAGTAGTTCGTCCACAAATTCATCAGTATTACTAGAAAAAATAACTATCTCATCAAAGAACTCAGCTACATTATTCTTTACATGAAACAAACAAGCTGACATTGGGTCTATGTTAAAATCTAAACCAACATGAATAATTGCTTGAGGGTCATACTTGCATGGCTTAACATTATGTTCTCTGTCAAAATTATAATAAACGACTCCGTTATAAGTTTCAAAAGAAGCTAAATACTCTTGCCTAAATGACCTCTCATCTAAATCTTTTTTGGCTTGTTCAATCTCATGTTCTTCTACTTGTCCACCTTCAATAGTTGTGAACTTCCAAGATTCCCATTCAGGGTCTTCTGACTTTCCTTTTTGGTATAAATCAAATGACCAATTACCCATACCTTTAGGAGTACCCACAAATAATACTTCTCCATTAACATGCTTATCAGATATGGTAGGCCTTAATACTTCACTCCATGCTTCTTCTGGGATATCTGCAAACTCATCTAATACTAAAAAATTAAGTCCTACACCCCTAAGATTATCTGCTGACTTATCTGCACCCTTTAAACTTATCTGACAATTATTAATTAGAACTACTGTTAGTTCAGTTTCGTTTATGTACTTAACCCATCTTAATTCTTTGACCTTCTTCTTGAGTTGCTTCCACATAATCTCTTTAGACATTCGGTAAGTAGGACTCACATAAAAGATTTTACCATTGTCAGAGAACCTAGCTTTTCTAAGTATCTCAGTTAAACATAAATGAGTCTTGCCAAACCTTCTACCTGTAACTAAGACTCTAAATCTTTTAGTAGAAGAACAGACCTGTCTTTGTGGTTCAGATAGCATTAAAATAAAATGAGTGTCTTGGGTATTTGCTTAATTGTTTTATTACTGGTTTAAACATATTGGATTTGTAATTTAGTATAATCATAACATGCTTACTTGAGTAGCTAAACATATCCTTAATGACTATGCTTAAGTAATTTAATGGCAGATATTCTAAAAGATTAGAAACAACAACAAGGTCATAATGATAATTGAAATTGCTAATAAAGGTTTGTTCTTCAATGGATTCTTTGCTACCTCTAAAATTGTGTCCATAAAACAAGATAGTTTGTGCTTGATAAAAGATGCTTTTGTTAAAAATTTCTGACTTAAAAGAAATGGTTTCATGTCGTTTGATATCCTCTGGGTTTATGATTAAATGATGATGCTTCATTTCTCTCCATCTCAATACAGTCAAACCAATGTTGAACTATTGTTAAATTTTTATCTTCCATAATTGTCTTAGTCCATTCCATTATTTCATTTGCTTTTTGAATACAATCTTTTTCTGTTTTATAATGTCTTAAAGCCTTGTCTTGAAACCAATAATCATAAACTTTAGGAATGTTATTAGTTGGGTCAAAAATCATAATATGTAAGATTAATAAATATTCAATCATTTCTTACAAGAACACCTTTTAATACCAAGTAATTTGCAAATTGCTTTGCGGATTTTATCTTTGATTTTTTTAATCATATCTTAAAACCTTTTCGCCAAGACTTAACTGCCCAATAAGCTGGTGATAAACTTTTCTGTCCTTTAACATTAGCAAGTATAGGTTTAAATCTTGCCATAAATGATCTTTGTCTAGCTGGTATATTCTTTTTGATACTCATGCCTTTAGCACCAAATCTAACTATCTTAACTTTACCTGATCTATTATCTTTCACATACAAACCAAACTTCTTAGAAGCTGATGGAGTCCTAAATGGTTTGTTTAATGTTTTATTTTTAGCCATAATTATTTATACCTCATTACCCCAAGAATCCCAACCCTCTGCTTTCTGTCTAGCAAATAGTTCTATTCTTGGAACATCTCCAATTAGTTCAACTATGTCATCTCTAATTCTGTCAGGTTTTCTACTATGCTCTCTGCGAATATCTATAACTAATTGCCTTACTGATTTGGATACTCTTTTGGGTTTTCCTTTAGTTGCTAATAAACACATTTCAGGATTGCCTCTAGTCCAATACCCAAGCCCAGTAAAATAACCTGATGATTTTTTGTTTTGTTTAGCCCAAGTAAATGCAACTGTCTTATAGGTAAAGCCCCAAGATTCTATAACTTTAAAAGCCTTGTTAAGAAGTGGATCAACAACCCAAATAAATAAAACGCAGTTTGGATTAGTAATAGACTCAATAGGTAAATTGCAAATGCTATCAATAGACATGCAATTATAATGTTGTAAAGGACTTCTGTTAATACCTTTGTCAGAGTATGTTTTAAAGTTCCAAGCTGGGTCAGCATAAATAATATCATATTTCTTATCAGGAAAAGGAATCAAATAACATCTCCTAATGGAAGTGGTTTGTAATCTTCGTTATCATCATCTTTATCTTGTCCAAGATATATTTTACCTAAGTAGATTGCCATCATAGAAGAATTAAGTTTAACAGCAATATCAAATTGTGTCTTTCTTATGGTTCTTTTTGCATTAGCTACCCCGCGTTCATATGCTTCGTGTGCTTCTTGTGATCTATAAATGGTATCTTTAGAGCAACCAATAATAGTAGCTATTTCTGTCTTGCTACACATATAACTAGCCATATCTTCTACTTGCTTTAGGACTTTCTCATTAAAGATAAATCTTGGTCTGCCTAATGGCTTGGGTTCTATGATTTCTATTTTATTATCCATAATTTAACCGACTATGTAAATCGTAAGATTCAGCTACTACTTTTTAAAACTTTTTACAAGATAATTTATAAGATCAGGGTTTTGATTGAATATATCTGATAGTGCGTTGCCTGTGGTTTCGCATACTAATTCTTCATCTTTAGCTGAAAAATTCCAATGATATTGCTCTGCTATCACATGCATAAGTTCGTGCAAAATAGTATTGCTGGTAATTTTATTATCTAAAGAATCATCAACTGTAATTATGTTGGTGGTAGTGTCCACTTCTCCATAAATCCCTTTTTTTTGTGCCTGTTTATGAGTTATGTATTTTATTTTGAAATCTCTATGACCAAACCTTATAATTTTAGGCTTCATTTTTTCTTTTTGCGTTTGGTGTATGACTTGCCTTTTCCTGTTTTAATTTTGTATTTTCCTTTACCAATATTTTTAGTGTAAAGGTTTCTAAGTGTAGTTGAAGTAGTAATTCCAGTCATTAATTACTATTTTTTTTTCTTTTTTTTCTTCATTGGTGGTCTTCCTTTTTTAGACCCATAAGTATTTTTACCTTTTGGCATAATGTTCTCCTATTGTGATTTATAACCTATTACTATGATTTGTTTATCTAAGCAACTTTTTCAATGGGGTTTCCGTTCCATTTGTGCTTTTTATATTTACCACCATTATTGTCTGTATATTCCATATGTTCTCCAAATTGACCTGTAAATTTTAATTTTATATCTTCGTAAAAAACTTCAGGTTCTATTGTTTTTAAAGATTGGTTATTTTCCTCATCTTCAAACCTTTTTTGGTTAATCCAAGTAGATACATGAGCCAAAAATTCAATCTCCTTAACACTTGCAGAATAACGATTAAACTTTTCAGCTAGTTCTACAGGGTCTAAGTTTGAACAATGAACCTTAAACCTTTTAGATGCTAAATGTTTAGAGCCTTTTTTGGTTTTCAAAGTATTCCAAAATTCATTAAATGATGACTCTATATTCTTATTAGGTATAGGACTAGGTATAGGTATAGGTGCTTTAATTTTGCTTGAAGCAAAATCTTCTTTTGCTTGTTTTTGTGTAGCTAAACCACCTTTTCTACCAGCTTCTGATCTTGCCTTATATTTAGAAGTTAAATAATCATGCTCAAACATCAATCTCTTATGAGTCCATGAATTATCTTCTGTATTGGGTATAAAAAATTCTTCCAACACTTCGTCCACATGTAACTTACAATCATCTGTTTTGCAGTGGCATATATTATAAGCTGACTGTGTTTTAAAAGGTTTGGCATTTTTAGTCCAAGCAAAACATAATAGTCTTATGTAGATTCCTACCGCCTCGTTTGTTAAGTGTACTGTTTCAGCACTAAATGTATCTGTAAATAGTTGTAATGCGTGAAATTTATTTATTTCCTTCTCCATTTTATTCTCCCTTTTAGATTTTAATTGTTTTTATAATTTGATCTATTATCTTCGGATATTTTTTCTTAGCTATCTGACAAGACTTATAAACAGGAAACCAACTTAGATTAAGTTCCTTGCCAAGCTTTGCGTAACTAATATTTAGTTTGTCTTTTAAGATTGATATAAGAATTTTCTTTTGATCTAAATCAAAAAACTCATTGTCCTTATAAATTTTCTGATTCAATAAGGCTTTTTGTACTTGCTTGGAGATTTTCGTAATACTTAATTGGTTCGTCATAGTGTCCTTCCGCAGTTAAAAGTTTAATTTTTTTACATGGCGATTTTAATGCTATGTCAAAAGCAACTCGTATAGGATTTATATTAAGTTTGCAATAGAATAAAGTTTCATTCATAGAGTGTTGTTTTTGATGACAAAGATAACAAAGCGGTACTACAAAAGCATCTCCACCCTTAGTACCCCAACCAGCATTACCTAACTTATCAGTCTTACGAATATGACAAGCTTGGACTCCATAAGTCGTTCTACATTTAATACAAGGATAGTTTCTTGCTAAATATTCTAGGTGCTTCTTTGATTTAACTATTTTAGTTTTCCGAATCATATTTAGCGTGGGTACTCAGGAAGGCATGAATACCCACATTTTTCGTATTACAACCTATAGAACAAAATAGCAACATAATAAGCCATTGATTTTATTATATTCTTTTTATATATTTAAACAAC